CCTGCTAACATTATCAAGTATCAGCTGGAGTTCACCCCACTACTTGGTAAGTTCATGGATGGGTACAAGAATGCCATTAGGAATAACGACACACTAGCCATTGCCGAATACCAAGGCAGGGAAGCAATCGGATCGTTCCTAGTGTCCTTTGGATACACCCATGCGTGGGCTGGAAAGATCACGGGCAACCAACCTATGGATAGGGACGAGCGAGAAGCATGGAGAAAGGGGGGGATTCAACCACGTTCTGTTCTTATTGGTGATTATTGGGTGTCTTACAACTGGTTTGAACCACTAAGCAACTGGATTGCAGCTGCGGCTGATCTTGGACATCTGGAACGGACTGGGGAAATCAAAGAGGTTGATAAGGTAGCAACACGTCTCGGCCTGGCCATTGGTGCTAGCTTCACTGCAAAAACCATGCTTGGTAGTCTGGATGGTTTGTCCCTAATCACCGCTCCGTATCGCACTGTTGCAGAGTTCACAAAGGCCAAAGAACGCTTTGGTGAGCCGACGGGCGCAGCAGACCGTGCAGGCTCTGCTCTGCTTGGTTCTATGAACACCGCACTTTCTCTCACTGGATTCCGGACGGCACTGTCACGGGCACAAGACGAATACTATCGTGAGTACGATAGCTGGGTTCAAAAGAAACTCTTTGACATGAATCCATTCATGAGTCGTCACAATGTGCCTTTTGAACTCAGCATCCTTACTGGTAAGGCAATCCTTAATCCTGGTGGTGGGATACGCAATGCCATGCTTCCCTTTGAAATGTCTAAGGTTGAAAGTGACCCTGTTGCTAATAAACTCACTGAGTTGAAGTTGTGGCCTACTATTGACTACACAAAAACAAAGGAGGGGTTATCACTTACGTCCAAAGATCGCAACACTTTGAAGTTACTGATGTGGAACAATGGTGCTTTGCCAGCAGAACTGAAGACGTGGATTACCAGTGCTGCGTTTAAGAAAAGTGAAACTGATTGGAAGAACCGCACTATGAGTCGTGGTGAGCAAATGGAAGAACCTATCCACATTAGGGAAACAAAAAAAATCCTTGCTGATGCTTATGGTGGTGCAACGCAGGCCCTGATTGCAGCCAAACCCGAACTACAAGCAAAGCTCCAAACCTTTGATCAACTCAGGTTTGCACAGAGTCAAGGCAACTACTCAAGTGCTAACGAGGTTCAAGCAGAAATTCAAAACACACAACGAGAAACCCTGAAACGACTGATTGATAGTGGGAATGCAAACCCTACCAAGTTTTAATACCCTTGCTTATTAGCTATGGCAACCACAAGCAACACCTATTTGGGGAACGGCAGTAACAAGCTGTTTTCTGTCACCTTCCCATATCTCGATACCGCTGACATTGATGTGTTCCTTAATGGCACTCTTCAGACGGTCACAACTCAATACTTCTTTGCCAATGCTACTACGGTTGAGTTTGTCACAGCTCCTGCCAACGGTGCTACTGTTCTTCTGAAACGTAGCACCGATGAAGCTACTATCTTAAATACTTTCTTTCCAGGGTCGTCCATTAAGGCAGCTGATCTTAATGATAATTTTGATCAAGCTCTTTATCTTGCTCAGGAAACCAATAACAATGTAGCCAATGCTGTTGCTGGTCAAATTCCTGATGGAACTATTACCAACGTAAAACTTGCTGCTAATTCTGTTGCCAGTTCAAATCTTATTGATGGTACTATTGTCAACGCTGATGTCAACGCTTCGGCTGGCATCACCGCTGGCAAACTCAGCTTCACCCAGGCAGGTACTGGTGCAGTTGCCAGGACCATTGATTCCAAGCTGAAAGACGTTGTGTCCGTCAAGGACTTTGGGGCAGTGGGGGATGGAACTACTAACGACACAACGGCTATCCAAGCGGCCTTGGACAGTGGTGCCACTGAAGTTGTCATGCCCCCTGGTATTTACATCACCACTGGGGTTGAAATTAAAGCAGCAAGCACCATCGAGGTGTTCAAAGGCATTGGCAACGCTACTTTGAAACTAACCACAGGTGCCAGTAGAATTGCGCTAGCTGTAAAGAAAACTTTTGTAAGGGTTTCCGATCTCATTATCACCTCTTCGGGAACATCGGCAGACGGCAACAACACAGTCGGCGTAAAACAAGAAAGCATTGCGTACACGCATTACAAGAATCTCCGTGTCACCAATTTCTCCTTGCGGGGGATGCAGATTATTCAAGGTGTTTACAATACTTTTGAGAATTTAACTATTCAAAGTTGTACCTATGGATTAAGCCTTGAAGCATCACTGGTTAACGGTTTTGGTTGCACGGCATTTACCGTTGACAGTGCTTACATTACTGGATGCAAGCGCGGCATCTATCATCAAAGTGGTGTTAATGGTATTTACAAACTGTGCATCATGGAATACTGTGGAGACGCAGTATCCTCTGACGGGGCGTTCCATATGCAAAACGGTGGCGCTACGTTAATCAACTGCTACTGGGAAGCCAACAACCGAAACATTGTCTCGATTGAAGGTGGCATTGAGTTTATCAATAGGTACAAGCTAGCTGCTACCGCACCGGATATTGTTACTTATTCTGCTACTGCTTTTGGTTTTCGAGGCACAACAGTTGTTGGCACCAACGATGTCTCCACTCGATTCCTGAAACCAGACTCCGATGCTGGCTACGATCTTCAGCTGGGAACAAACCTCATAGCACCTCTTGCTGGAGGCAGCGTTAAGTTTGGCGACACAACTACCGAAACATTGTCGGGTCTTGCAACAGCTAGTACCTGGACAACAGTTAAGGCCATGCCAGCAACTGAAATGACTGGTGCTACTCAACAAAAAGCTGCTTATTTTTATACCATTTACGCTGGTTATGCAGACCTGCCAACTGGTTTTGATTTTGGCACTATTTTCAACGATACCCTTAGAAGTTTTACCGGCACAACGCCAGCTTGGTTGCGCATTAACTCTCAAAACATTCAAGTTAATATTGCAAGCAGCTCTTACGGACTGTATTACAAGTTAGTCCTTCACCGTATCTTCCCCGGAACAGTTTAACATGGCTATTCAATCTTCAATCAAGACCGAGTTTGGCTTGGATCTTCCAGCCGCTTACATTCGAATTGGTTCAACAGCTACCTCAGGCAAGGAAGTTCTTATCTTCACTGCTTGCGTGTTTGCTGACAGCAACTATCCGGCTATTTCACAACGCCAATACACATGCCCTCTTGATCTCAATGGTCCCAACCCCATCAAGCAAGCTTATCTCCACCTCAAGTCCCTTTCCGAGTTCTCCGACGCAACCGACTGCTGATGGCTGTTAAGAGCAAGATCGGAACCGGTGCCCTGACCCACAGGCCCGGTCCACCCAAACGTACCAAACAAGGCCAGGGCAAGCGCAGTCTTGCCAACCATGGCCGCAAACAACTACGAGGTCAAGGCAAATGATCACTATCTTCGGCTTGAAGGTCACCTATGAGGTGGCTTTCTTCTTTGTTCTCTTCTTTGCATCTGAGATTATTGGGCTTAACCCAAAGCTTCGTGACAATTCCGTCCTTGGTGTGGTCTTTCGGGTATCCAACTACCTGAAGCCATTCCGTAAGGAAGACGACACCATCCAAAAAGCAAAGAACTCTTTCAAGTGACCATTCTTTTTGCTGATGCTTCCAAGTATGACAAGGGTGAACCCCAGCAGCTAGCGGCCTGGGCCTACTTGCAGAAGGCAGTAAGCCCTGAGATCATTGCTACCTTCGGAGAACTCTTCCGTAAGGTGCCTCCTGGGCCTAAAAAGCTATTGCCTAGCTCACCATTAGGTCAAAACATCACACCCAACTTCACCTATGGTGAACTATGTGTTAACGAAGAGGCCCGTAGGTTCACCAATCAGGGACAATGTGACATCGCAACGGAACTCTGTGAGTTTCTGGAACGAGCACGGAACAAGTTTGGCCCCTTGAAGATCACATCCGGTCACCGTCCTGCTGTGGTTAACGCTGCGGTGGGTGGTGCTTCCAACAGTGAACACCTTTTTGCCCCTGGCTGTGGTGCGGTGGATGCTTATCCGATCAATACCAGCTGCTTGGAGTTCGAGAAGTGGTGTGACAAGGAATGGCCCTTCAGCGTAGGCTATGGTGCTAATTATCGGGGCTTTGTTCACATCGGTATCCGTGCCGGACGCGCCAAGATTCGTTGGGACTACTAACAAAACAAAGGATTACTACTCATGGCTTACACTGCTTCTGTTAACAACGGTCAGTACTCTGCTGATCATGTGGAACCTCTTGGTATTCCAGGCGTTTCCCGTCAACTGACTGCTACTACTACGTCTGCCAGCACTGCCCTTACTGCCAACGTCGGTCGCATCAGCATCCGTGCTCGTTTTGCTGACATCCGTTTCGTGGTAGGTATTGGCACCCAGACTGCCAGTGCTACAACATCCCATTTCATTGCCAACGGCGAACGTCTTGACATTGGTGTGCCTTTTGGTGCTAGCATTGGTGTGATTCGTGAAAGTGCTGCTACCGTTAATGGTAGTCTGGCAGTTTCGGAGCTGGTTTAAGATGAGACTTAGTGCAACAAAACTAGGGTCGATTGCAAATAGCCGTAGTTTTGGTGATCAATTATTTGATCTTGCAGGTGAGGTGCCAAACCTTGACCTGAACTTTGCAGGTACTAAGACCCTGGACCCCCGCGTCACCTTCACCCGCGCCAGCACCGGCACGTTCGTCGGCAGCGATGGGGTGTTGCAGTCGGCGGTGACGAACCTGCTGCTGAGGAGTGAGGAGTTTGATAATGCGTATTGGACAAAGGCGCGAGCAACTGTTACGGCTAATGCCGCAATTAGTCCAACAGGTGTCTTGACTGCTGATGCGCTTATAGAGGATTCAACTGCAAGCAATACACACCTTGCTTTCAGTTCTTCTGTCTCTGTTGCAACTGGAACAATCTACACGTATTCTATATATGCCAAGGCAACTGGACGATCTTGGTTTAATATGCAAATTGGCACAGGCCTCGAAGCGTATGGAGCAACAGTACCTTTTTGCTTTTTTAACGTATCAAATGGAACAACTGGCACCTCCGCAAACTGTACTCCAACTATTCAATCAGTAGGTGATGGCTGGTATCGTTGCATCCTTACTGCTATTGCTACTACTGCTGCTACTACAACAAACATCCGTATTAAATTAGCTGATAGCTCATCTTCGGATTCTTACACCGGAAATGGCACCTCCGGCATCTTCATCTGGGGCGCCCAACTAGAGCAGTCCTCCACCGTCGGCGAATACATCCCAACCACCAGCACGATCAACTCCGCCCCACGCTTCGACCACAACCCGACCACGGGGGAGAGCCTTGGCCTGCTGGTGGAGGAGGCTAGGACGAACGGCATCCGTAACAACACGATGGTGGGGGCGGTTGCAGGTACGCCGGGGACAAATCCAAATCTTTGGGCATACGTAACAGCGCAGAGCAATGGACTTACCGTAAGCGTTGTAGGCACTGGCACTGAAAGTGGTATTAACTATATTGACTACAGATTTAATGGCACAACTGTAGCCAGCCCACTTGGTGTTGCTTTTGGCATTGATACTGCTACTGCCGCCACAGGGCAAACTTGGACGAATTCACTGTACTGGAAGCTGGCTGCTGGTACGACCACTGGCGTCAGTGTTTGGCAAATTGGTGTCATTGAGAATACGTCAGGCGGTGCGTTTGTGAGTGGTGCAAATTATGTGCAAACTGCACCCACAACTGCTTCTCTGATTACTCAAAGACCATTGGCAACTAGAACATTATCTGGCGGTGCAACGGTTGGTCAAGTTGTTCACACAGTTAGTTTTACTGTTACAGGCAACACCACCATGGATTTTACACTCCGTCTAGGAATGCCTCAAATGGAGCAAGGCGCCTTTGCTACTTCGGT